TTTTTCGTAGGTGATTTTAAGCATTTCTTTGCGGCTTCAATAGCTTTTCTAGGTCTATCATCATTAGGATAGACCTTCTCAAAGTTATCAATAACTTGCTCTGCTGCATAAATTCCATAGCTTATATACATACGATAACCTTTTAATCTAACAATAAGCCAGTTGGCGTAATCTAACTTGTCTAATTTTATGAGCAATTTAATACCAGTAATTCCGTCTATACTTCTTTTGTTCTGCTGTAAAAACAATTCTACACCATCACTACAAGCCCCTTTCTTATATAAAAACCTCTTTGTTATTTTCATCTTACCCCTCCTGTTTTGTTAAATATCTATTGTACCGATACAGCCATCTTCCGTTCGGGAAAAATAAATATAATAATCCTTAATGTTTTTCTCCCTCGCTATTTTGATCGCTGATCTCCTCGCCCCTATGTCGGTTTTTGCTTTAAGTCTCCATCCATCCCCAAACCCTGTGCTATTATTCTTATCGCAGATTGCATATCCTGTACTCATCTTCACCCCTCCTGTTTTGTTATTTAATTTAATCATAGCCAAAGTATATCATATGCAATGTTTCCTGTCAAGTGCAAAATGAAATTAGTTTTGTAAATCGCTATGCGTAGAGGCTGAAAATAAATAAAAATAAATATGTCGATAAAATATGCGTTTGCCAAAAAAGGGTTTTATAATCGTCTATAATCGAATTACATCGAGAACAGAGATTTAATCCCCTATCCTGCTATAAATAGTATAATCGTCTATAATCGCAAGTGTTTCCAAAATAGAAAGAGTTGAGAAAAACAGCATAATCTATATATAGTGGTAGAAAGTTCTTGACATACAATATATGGTTTGTTATTATGTGGGTATGGAGTAATGGAAATATATTAGTATGAAAGATAAAAAACTTACGCCAAAACAAAGCAAATTCTGTCTTGAATATCTAAAAGATTTTAATGGTGCTCAGGCTTATATTCGGGCTGGTTTTAGTAAAAAAGGCGCAAGACAGGGTGCTTCGAGGTTGTTGACTAATGTTGACGTTCAACAAGAGTTATTAAGAAACACACAAAAGCAAGCTAAGAAAGCAGATATTACAATCGAATGGATCATACAAGAATTAAAGCAAATGTATGAACGTTGTCAATCTTCTCTTAGCTCTCCCGGAGCAATAGCAGGAGCAACAAAGCAATTGGAGCTATTAGGTAAGTATTTAGGTATGTGGATAGATAAGACAGAACACACAGAACATATACAGATAGATATTATAAATTTCTCTGATGTTAAAACAATAGATGGAGATGTAGTTAAGCACAAGGAGCTTGATGCTAATGTATAGGTTAGTCAATCAGATTGCATTTTTGAGGGTATTATGGCGGTTAAAATAGAGAAAAGGCAACGATTTGTCGGCATAAACACACATTTAGCAATAATATCATGGTTTAAAGAACATAAAGATGATAGTCCTGATTCGCTAAGACAGAATAAAATATGGCAAACAATTAGGTGTTATGTAGATAAGATGGGACACTATAAGAATAAAGCCAGAGGGAAACCTGATGTGAATAACTTTAAGGTGGGAAATGAAACTACCACCTGAATTTATAGAATACTTACAAAAAGAAGTCCGAACATTAACCAAAGAACTACATGATATCCTTGAGCTACCAGATTTTAATAGATTACGCAACAGGCTAAAAAAAGAGAAGAGAGACACAAAGGCTATGTTATCGCTATATAAAGAGATTAATCGCACTAATAAGGCAATTAGAGCGGTAAAAGATAGGATTATAGCTTGTCAAGCACTGGCAAAGAAGTTGACAGGTAAGGGGCTTATGAGGGTGCGTAGGGGATATATAAAGAGAGATACGGGGTATGATGAATATTAAAATACCAGTACCAGAATTTACTAAAGAAATCACACCATACCAACAGGAAGTATTTAAGCATATAGACGAACACCCAGAGGTACGCAATAGAGTGCTTGTATGGCATAGGAGAGCAAGGAAGACATCATTGGTGATTAATGTACTACTAAGGGCTTGTTTAGAGACAAAGAATAAGACATACGCATATATAAGCCCAACAGGTAGGCAGAGTAAAGCTATTATATGGCGTGATCCTATGATGTTAAAAAGATACATGCCTAGAGGGATATTACAGAAAGACTTTAATGAGACAGAGCTTATAGGTAACTTCGTATCTGGTTCAGTGTTGCAGATAGGTGGGGCAGATGACCCGGACAGATGGCGTGGAATGGGTTGTTATGGTTGGGTATTAGATGAGTTTGCTATGATGAGGAATGGTAAAATGCTCTATGAAGAGATTATCTATCCAATTATAAAAGAGAATGGAGGTTGGGTATTGTTCTTGTACACTCCTAAGGGCAGAGGAATAGGCTGGGAGTTCTACCAGAAAGCAAAAGAGAATCCTAATTGGAAAGAATGGTTGTTGCCAGTAGATAAGAGTGGAAGGTTCACACCGGAAGAGATAGAAGAGATTAGACATGGAATGCCAGAACATCTATTTAATCAAGAGTTTATGTGTGAGTTTATCTTAGGTGGTGGTGGTGTAATCAATAGGATAGATGAGGTCATTACAGGTAGTTTAGAAGAATATATGGCAGGTAAAAGATATGTCATGGGTATAGATTTAGGAAAGAAAGTAGATTGGACTGTTATAACTGTATTAGACAGAGAGACAAGGCATGTAGTATATTTTGAGAGATTCCAGAAGTTTGACTGGTCATTTCAGAAAGAGAAGATTGCAAGAGCAAGTAAAGAATATGGTAATCCGCTTATAGTGTTAGATTCAACAGGGCTTGGTGATGTAATAGAAGATGATTTAAAGAAGTTAGGACTAAGTATAAGGGGCTTTCAATTCACAGGTAGGAGTAAAAGGCAGCTAGTAGAGAAGTTGATATTGACCATAGAAGATAGAAGGGTTACGTTCCCTGATATACCTGAATTAGTTAATGAGTTAAGAGACTTTGATATAGATGATAGGGGAAGGTATAGCGCACCTGAAGGATTGCATGATGATTGTGTTATGAGCCTTGCTTTAGCAATAGAGGGATTAGGTTCGGAAATATATGGAGCAAGTCAAGAATCAGATTATCAGTCATTTTCGGAGAGGTTTAGGAGTGAATAGAAATTGTGTGGCGTGTAAAGGTAATGGATATGTTCTTATAGGTGAAAAACCTTATTTTGAAATTATGGTTAGATGTAAGAAATGTAATGGTACAGGATATATTGCCGACATAGCTCACTTGGAAGAGCATACCCCTTGTAAGGGTAATGTAGAAGGTTCGAGCCCTTCTGTCGGCTCTAAGGAGGTATTATGATGACTAAGTTTGAGAAATTTCTTTTAAATGGTTCTACTGCTGGAATGGAAGAAAGTGGGGAGTTAATAGTTAATCCATTCTATAAGCGAGGTGATATTCCTAGTTCTGAGATAGAATATGCAGAAAGAATGAGCAAAAAAGTGAACAGATGGTTTAATTTAGTAGATAATAATAAAGAATGGTTTGGTAAAGAAAATCAAGATAAAATAAAGAAAGAGGCATACGATATGTCAATGGGGGTAATATGAAGATTAAACCCATAGTAATAGTAGGCACAAACGCACAAGGTAATTTAATAGTATCAGGAGACCTAACAGATAAGAAGATGTTATTGAACGCATTAGCAGACGGCATAAAGGTTGTTGCAAACTACAAGGAAAAGAAGATAATAAAACCACATCTTATAATTAAGGGGAATTGAAATGGCTAAGAAAAAGAAGAAAGAAAAGGAATTGAAGTCAGGAGAGTATGAACTTAAACAAACAGGAAAACCTAAAGACGAAAAATCCCCTTATGTGAAACTAAAACTAAAGGCTGAACTAAAGAATAGAATATCCAAACTTATATTGGATGAGGTTACTAATTCCAAGACAAACGAAGATAGAAAGGCTTTCATAGAGCATTGTGATTATACAAGAAAAAGATACAAGATGGAGGATTTAGACACAGACTTTCCATGGGAGAACGCATCAAAGCGTAGGACAGGAGGAACAACAATAGCTACTGATAGACTTATGCCTCGTATGGAGAGGGCTTTGTATGGTTCGGGACATATAATAGACATAACACCAGGTAAGGATGTATTAGAAGATGATGCAGATAAGCAGGAGAAATGGCTTGACTATAATCTAAGAGAGGACATGAAGATTGAAGAGAAGAGCAAGAATATACTCTTTGATGCTATAATGCTTAACTTTGGTGTATCTAAGAATCATTGGCAAGTAAATGATGAACCGAAAGAAGCGGTTACTACATACGAATCGGCGCAGGAACTATTAAGAAACTATCCCGACATATTTAATGCACCATTAGATGAAAAGGAAGTAGGGTATATATTAAAGCTAACGGGGTTTAATAGCATAGAAGAACTATTAAAGGTTCATCCTGAAACCATAGAGGGTAATTATGAGGACCTACCAGAGACAGATGTTAAGGTAACACTAAGAGAGAAGTATGTAGAATCCTCAACAGGACAGAAGATAGAGTGGGTTGACCCAAAAGACATAATCTTTCCTAAAGGTGTAAAGAACGCTAAAGATGCTTGGGTGGTTATACAGAAACTAACCATGAGGAAAGATGAGTTATTAAGGAAGAAAAAGAGTGGATTCTTTGAGAATGTAGATAAGATATTTGTTAAGAAAGATAAAGACAGTGAGGATGACAGCGATTATGGCAAGGAATATGACATATACGAGGCTATACTTAAATATGATGTAAATGATGATGGACTAGAAGAGAAGAGTGTATTTTGGGTAGCAACAGGTGAGAATGAGAAGAGTATTTACTTGCGAGGTATTAAATTCCCTTATGATCATGGCGACAATTACTTCATAATACACAGGACAGCATCAACTAGATATGGGTTTTATACAGGTGGAATGTCAGCTAAACTCAAATCAGTTAATGAATCAGAGGATAGACGAGTTAATCAAATCTCTAACGCCTTTGACCAATCTATTGTTAAAGGGTGGATTCATGTTAAAACTCCGGGTTCTCCATTTAATCCAAGAGTTCATAAATATTATCCGGGTTGTATTCGTGAGGTAGCAGATGCAAATGAACTTACAACTGATGGCATGGGAGATATACCTAGTTCTAGTATGACATTAACAGAGGATAATCGTAGAGAGAGCGAGACACTAAGTGGCATACCAACTAATCTTATGTCTGGTCAGGTTACACCACAAGACCCAAATGCTCCGGCAAAGAAATCCGAGATACTACTTAGCGAAT